TCAGGATTAGGCGCATTTATGAGTCAATACATTCCTAATTGCGAGCCTTGTATGTATTTGCACAAAGAGGGATGTTCACCTGCATGGTATGGCCCATCAAATGAAAAGACTGTATGGGAATTAAAAAAAGAATCAAAAAATGATTATCATCCTACACAAAAGCCTGTAGAACTTCCTGAAAGAGCTATTCAAAATTCAAGCAAATCAGGTGACACAGTATTAGACTTATTTGGTGGATCAGGTAGCACTTTAATTGCATGTGAAAAACATAACAGACACGCTAGAATTATGGAGTTAGATCCTAAATACTGTGACGTTATTGTTAAGCGTTGGGAAGACTTTACAGGTAAAAAAGCACAGTTAGTTTCGGAGTTATAAAATGGCACAAGGCATAGAACACATCCCTGACGAATCCTCACGCAAGTTGGTGCGTAGTTTAAGTGCTGTGGGTATTCGTTACGTTGACATAGCAACCAAGCTAGATATTACTGATGACACTTTACGCAAGCATTATAAGAAAGAATTAGAGGAGGGGCGAATCGATGCTAACGCTTCTATTGGTCAAGGTTTATTTGCTCAAGCTAAGAACGGCAACGTAGCAGCTATGATATTTTGGTTAAAGACTAGAGCAGGTTGGAAAGAAACCAACGTGACTGAGATTGCTGCTGGTGAAGGTGCAGAAGTAAAAGGTATCAATATTTCATTCGTAGAGCCTAATGGAAACAAAGAAGGACAGTAATGGCTTTGTTTGGCCACAGTTTCCAGCCAAGCTAAAATGCCTATTTGAACCAAAGAACTCACGCTATCGCATATTGTATGGCGGTCGTGGTGCTGGCAAATCACACTCCGTAGCTAGAGCACTGCTTTGCATGGGTGTTCAAACTACTTTACGCATATTGTGTGCTCGTGAGTTTCAAACATCAATTAAAGACTCTGTTCATAAGCTGTTAGTAGATCAAATCTATAATCTAGGTTTAGAGGCGCATTATGAAATCACTCAGACCACTATTCGTGGCACTAACGGCACAGAGTTTATCTTTGCTGGCATTAAAAATAACGTCAACGGCTTAAAGTCTATTGAAGGTATTGATTATTGCTGGGTAGAGGAAGCTAACAACGTAACGCAAACCAGCTGGGATATTCTTATTCCTACTATTCGTAAAGAAAACTCAGAGATATGGATTACGTTTAACCCTGAGTTGCCTACAGATGAAACTTATAAACGCTTTGTTATTTCACCGCCTGACAACGCTGTAGTCCAAAAAGTTAATTGGAATGACAATCCCTGGTTCCCAGAAGTATTGGATTTAGAACGTCAGTCGTTAAAGAATAAAGACTTTGAAGCATATCAAAATGTATGGGAAGGCTTTACTAGATCAACCATTGATGGCGCAGTATTTGCAAAGGAGATGCAACGTGCGGAACAAGATAACAGAATTACTAATGTACCTTACGATCCTATTAAGCCTGTTATGGCTGTTTTCGATATTGGTTGGGCAGACGCTACAGCTATTTGGTTCGTACAATTCGTAGGAATGGAAACTAGGCTTATTCGTTACTACGAAACTACTCAAACAACCATGAGTGAAATCCTAGCTAAGATGCAGACGTTTGGTTATGTGTACGACACATTATACTTACCACACGATGCTCAGAATAAAACCCTTGCATCTCATGGCAGAAGTATTGAGGAAATTGTGCGTTCATCGGGATATAATGTCAGAATTATTGGCAGAGTGCCTGTTGCTGACTCTATCAATGCTGCTCGTACTATTTTTAGCCAATGTTACTTTGACAAGAACAACACCGCTGCTGGTCTAGATTGTCTACGTCATTACAGATATGATGTTGATCCAGATACTAAAGCATTTAGTCAAAAGCCTGTCCATGATCAATACTCACATGGTAGTGACGCTTTCCGATATATTGGATTAATGATCCAAGAGAAAAAGGTAGTGAAAAGAAAACCTGTAGACTATGGAGTTTCGTCTTGGATGGGGTAAAATAACAAAGCCCTAGTTATGTAGAGATAACTAAGGCTTCTATCACTTAACTAAAGAGAGTAGTCAAATGAATAAAGATATTTTACACGAATTGTTTGAATATAGAGATGGTAATTTAATTCGCAAAACAAATTCAACATACAATGCAAAAATTGGTGATATTGCTGGATCAATTGGAAATCATGGTTATAAACAAGTAAGAATAAATGGCAAAGATTATTTAATTCACAGATTAATTTTTATGTATTTTAATGGGAAATTTCCTAAATATGTAGATCATATTGATAATGATCGTTTAAATAATAGAATTGAAAACTTGCGTGAATGTAGCAATCAACAAAATAGTTTTAATTCAAAAATAGGAAAAAATAATACGTCTGGAATAAAAGGTGTATCTTGGTCAAAAAATAGAAATAAATGGGAAGCTAAAATACAAGTGAATAGAAAAACAATTCATCTTGGTAGATTTTCTGATATAAATGAAGCTACGAAAGCAGTAAACTATTATAGACAGCATTATCATGGCGAATTTGCTAGACATTGATTGGACTAACTATGGCAACACAAGATAGCGGTAATGGCGGTATTTATACAACAGAGTTTGGCGAGCCTGATGATTACGAATCAAGCGTTATTACTGAAGCCAAAGAATATTTAAGATTTTGTTCTGAGAATGACTCAAATAATCGTGTAGAAGCACTAGACGATTTAAAGTTTGCTGGTGGCGATCAATGGCCTGTAGAAATTCAAAACTCACGCTTACTAGAATCTAGACCTTATCTCACTATTAACAAGATTGATGCATACGTTCGTCAAATCTGTAACCAGCAACGACAACAACGACCACGCATGGTGGCGCATGGCATGAATGACGAAGCAGACGAAAAAGTCGCTGAAATTGTTACAGGCATTTTAAGACATATTGAAAACCAATCCGATGCAGATGCAGCTTACGACCACGCTTTTGACTTTGCTGTGCGTATGGGATGGGGTTATTGGCGCATTATCCACGACTATCCAAGCCCAGATAGTTTTGATCAAGAGTTATACATTAAGCGTATTGAAAACGCTTTCATGGTCTATTTTGATCCTAACTCTAATGAACCCGATGGCTCTGATGCTGAAAAATGTTTAATTACAGAAGTTATCTCTAAAGAATCATTCCGCAAGATGTACCCTGGCGCAGACGATGGCGGTGGCTTTACCCCTCGTGGCACAGGCGACTCACAATCAGAATGGATTACTCGTGAGGATATTCGTATCGCTGAGTATTTTTGGACTGAATACAAACGCACTAAACTACTATTATTGTCTGACGGCACTACTTGCTACGAGGATGAAAAGCCATCTGAATCAATTATGATGGATGCTGGTGTTTACGTTGTATCTAAGCGTGAAACAGTTAAAAAACAAATAAAGTGGGCTAAATTAACCGGTATGCAAATCCTAGAACAAAGGGATTGGCCTGGTAAATATATCCCTGTTGTGCCTGTTTATGGTCAGCAAATCATTGTTGATAGTAAGAAAAAGAAATTCGGTCTTACTCGCATGGCTAAAGACCCACAACGGATGTATAACTTCTGGTCTACAGCATTAACTGAGTCAGTAGCGTTAGCACCAAAAGCCAAATATCTACTTGCAGAAGGTCAAGATGAAGGCCACGAGATGGAGTGGAACTCAGCCAACATTAAATCTATGCCTGTTTTACGCTATAAACAGACTGACTCTGATGGCAATCCAGCACCTGTTCCACAACGTATTCAGCCTGAGCCACCACCAACAGGAATGGTGACAGCTTTACAAGGCTTAAACTCTGATTTGATGGCTGTGGTAGGTATTTACGATCCTAGCCAACTTCCAACAGGCATGATTAGTGGTAAAGCGTTAAATGGTCAGCAGCAACAAACTGACATGACTAATTTCCACTATTACGATAATTTGACTCGTTCAATTCGTCAATCAGGTCGTATTTGTTTAGACTTAATTCCACACATTTATGATAAAGAACGAGTATTACGCATTATTGGTGCTGACGGCAAAGGCGAGTTAGTTAAGATTAATGAGCAATCTCAAGATGAGATGGGTGTCGATAAAGTATTAAATGACGTTACTGTAGGCGAATACGATATTGTGATGGAAACAGGCCCAGGCTACGCATCTAAACGTCAAGAAGCAGTAGACTCTATGATGACTTTACTAACTGCTGATCCTAACCTAATGCAACAAGCTGGTGATTTAATATTCCGCAATATGGACTTCCCTGGCGCAGATATTATTGCTGATCGTTTGGCTGCTGCTAACCCATTAGCACAAGTTGATGACAAGTCAGATGTGCCGCCAGAAGCGCAAATGATTATCAAACAGCAACAAGCGCAAATGCAACAGCTACAACAACAGTTACAGGCATTGCAAATGGATATTCAATATGGTGCTAGTGTTAAAGAACAGCAAGACAAAGCTATGCTTGCTAAAACACAAATGGAAATTGAAGCTCGTATGCGTGACACACAATTGCGTACAGATACTCAAGCGCACGATACAGTCATTAAAACTGAAACTCAAAAAGAAATTGAACAACTTAAAGCTCAGTTGGCTTTAGTCTTGGCAAACATGGACATGAAAGACTTGCACGAGGCAGAAGCAGAAGCAGTTGAACGTGGTATTTAAAAGGAGAATTAAATGGCAACAGTAACTGGCGATAATGCGCTTGAATGGAAAATGCGAGAGATGGCTCGTAGAGCAGGTAAGAAGTTTGAACCTGAGTCTACAAACCCTTTTGCAGGTCTAGACAAAGCTAAACTGAAAGAACAAAAGGCTTTTATCAAAGAAGCACTAAAAGAGGCTAAATCTGAAAAAGCACAATAGATAGATTGACAAGTAGTTTTTTATCATATATATAGTAATTTAATGGAGCTTGAGAAATCATGGCCGATAAAGAAGCAAGTAGTGTAATAACTAGTGACAACGCAACAACCTTTTATGCAGAAAGATTAGGTTTAGCTGATTCAGAACCCGCAGCTGAGGTGGAAACTGTAAAGAAAGATTCCGAGCCAGCACAGGATGACGATAAGAGTGAACCGGAAGCAAAGGGCGATGCTAAAGAACAGAACTCTGATAAGCGTTCTGACAAACTAAATAAGCGGTTTGATAAAGTTACGCAAAGAGCCAAAGAAGCAGAGGCAAAGGCGCAACAATTAGAACAGCGACTTAAAGAGTATGAAGCAAGGCAAAACCCACCTGCTGAACAACCTGTAAAGGCTCAAGCAGAAGGTAAGCCACAAGCACACCAATTCAACGATGCTTTTGAATATGCAGAAGCGTTAGCTGAGTGGAGTGCTGAAAACGCTTTAAAACAGCGAGATATTGAGGATGCTAATCGCAAGGCTCAAAAAGCTCAGGAAAAAGTATTAAATGCTTGGACTGAGAAAGTAGCTAAAGTGAAAGAAGTAATACCTGATTTTGAACGCATGGTGCAGTCCAGCACAGTCCAAGTTAGTGACGAGATACGGGACAGCATTTTAGAAAGTGATGTAGGGCCACAGCTTCTATATCTACTAGCTTCAGATGAGGACTATGCTACTAAGCTAACTCAAATGCCTACTGTTAAAGCTCTAAGAGAAATTGGTAAGTTAGAAGCCCGTCTTGAACTTGAAAGTAAACCTTCAAAGAAAGACAAAGAGCCTGTTAGAAATACAAAAGCACCTGAGCCTATCAAGCCTTTGGCTGGTGGCAAATCAGTGGGCGCAGACGTTTTAATAGACACTAATGGTGAATATTACGGCAGTTACGCACAATGGAAAGCTGCTCGTCAAGCTAATAAGATCAGATAAACCTAATTTTTTTGGAGAATTAAAATGGCGAATACTTTACTCACCATTTCTAAGATCACTAACGAAGCGTTGATGGTCTTAGAGAATGAATTAACATTTACATCAGAAGTAGATCGTAACTACGATGATCAATTTGCAGTAGTTGGCGCAAAAATTGGCGCAACTGTGAACGTTCGTAGACCTGGTCGTTTCATCGGTACAACTGGCCCAGCTTTGAACGTAGAGGACTTGAACGAAACTTCAGTACCTGTAACGCTTTCAACTCAGTTCCACGTTGATACACAATTTACAACACAAGACTTGGCTCTTTCATTGGATATGTTCTCAGATCGTATCTTGAAACCAGCCGTTGCAGCTATTGCCAACAAGATTGACTTTGATGGTACAACTACTGCTGCTTTGAATACAGCTAACATCGTAGGCACTGCTGGTGCACCACCAACAGGCTTAGGTACTTGGTTGCAAGCACAAGCATATCTTGACTCTGAAGGTGCTCCTCGTGATGGCCGCCGTTCAGCTATTATTGAGCCATTCACATCAGCTTCAACTGTTGACAGCTTAAAAGGTTTGTTCGTTCCTACAGAACAAATCTCTAGCCAATACACTAAAGGTTTGATGGGTCGTGACTCTGGTGGTATGAACTGGAAATTAGACCAAAACATTGTGTCACAAACTTTCGGTAACTTCTCATCATCAACAGTAACTGCTTCTGTAAACACAACTACAGCAACAGGCTTCTTGACTTCTGGTTGGGCACAAACATCAACAATCACTTTGACTGCTGCTAACACAGGCACAATCAACTTGAACGCTGGTGATACATTCCAAATCGCTGGTGTGTATGCAGTCAATCCACAAAATCGTCAAGCATACGGCACAAACAAACTACGTTCATTCGTAGTTAAATCTGCTGTTTCTGTAGCATCTGGTTCAAGCGTTTCAGTAACTGTATCTCCAGCGATTATTTCTGCTGGTCAGTTCCAAAACGTAAGCATTCCAACTACATCAAGCACAGCTGCTGTGACATTCTTTGCTTCACAATACAATGCAAGTGGTAGCGGTATCGTTTCACCACAAAACATCGTAATGCACCGCAATGCGTTCACATTGGCAACTGCTGACTTGGAATTGCCAGAGGGTGTTCACTTTGCTGGTCGTGCATCAGATAAAGAAGTGGGTCTATCATTGCGTGTTGTTCGTCAATACACAATTAACAACGACTCAATTCCAACTCGTGTAGACGTATTGTATGGTTGGGCTCCTCTATATCCAGAACTTGCTTGCCGAGTTTCAGCTTAATTAACGGATAAAGAAAAGGAAAACTATTATGTCTAATCCAGGTCCAGCAGTCACCAATACCACCCACCCATCCAATCTCAATAGCCAACAGGCTTTGCGTGTTTTGGGTGTTCTTAAGGGTGTTTCTACAGCGGCAGCAGCAGACTTTGCTGTTCAAATTAACAACAGCGCACTTTATGTTCCTGTATCAGTAGTTGTAGCTAACGCTAACAACAATGGTGCAACACAATCTGTAGCTTCTGTGAACTTGGGTGTTTACACTGCAACCGCTAAAAATGGTTCAGCAGTTTTGACAGCAGCAGCATTAACTAGTCAAACAACACCAGCTTATGTAACTATCTCTGCGGCTACAAATCCAAATACAGCTTTGTCTGCACAAACTGTATATGTAAATATTTCTACAGCTTTTGCTACTGCAACTGTTGATGTTTATATTTACGGATATGACTTAACCCCAGGCTATTACTAAGCAATAAAATGAAGTAAAAAAGAAAAGAAGCCATGCTTAAAAGTGTGGCTTTTTTTCTTTAAAGCCCTATAATTAACTAACCTTATCAAGAGGAAAAATCATGTCATCTACTACTATTAATCGTGGCAATGCGCTATCAACGACATACGTTGGAATTAACATTACTCCATCTGCTGTAGCAACAGTAACAACAGCAACACAAACATTTTCTTTGCCTGGCTTACAAACTACTGACATTGTTACAGTAATTGGTTACAACGGCACACAAACAGCAGGCATTATTATTGCTGAAGCTGATTGTTTGACACCTAATGTTATTTCAATCCAATTTGGTAATGTAACTGCTGGTTCAGTAACACCTGCATCAGGCATTTATACAGTTCAAGTTGTACGACCAGAAGGTTCATTACCAGCTACTGCTGTTTAAGGAAAAATCATGGCTTATAATTCACCATTTACCCCTTGGGGGTCGACTTACCTAGTTGGTAACGCTGCTGCGGTACAGGTTAAAACGTCTAACAACGTTTATCCTACAAGCTATCGCATTGTGAACGTTACTTCTAGTTTAATTCGTGTGTCATGGCAACCACCAGAGCCAGGCGATTTAGCTGTAACATTGGCAGTAACTGCACCAACATTGGGCGCACCATCTGCTAATACTATTTCTATTCCTGCTAACGGGGTTGCTGTTATTGGCGGTTTGCCACCTAATGGCTGGTTCTTGTCTAGCGCAGCAACAAGCGCAGAAATTACTCCAGGCGAAGGGATTTCATAATGAGTTCAAACCAAGTAGCATCAACAGTTACCAATAACATTTTGCCAGTACAAGCTCAGTACAATGTAAACAATGTATGTACAGGTTTAATTGGTCAAGGTGGGAATCAGTTACTTGCGCCTTATAACGCAAGTTCTATTTCTTTAAATGGTAATTTATTAGCAACAACAACATCATTACCTACTATTAGCAGTGGTTTTGGTACTAACCCTACAATTTCAGCAACAAGCACTTTTGTGTTTAAAATTGTTGTTGGTACAGGTGGGGCTGCAAATGGCACTATTACTTTACCAACAGCACCAAATGGTTGGCTAGCTTTTGCTGCTGATGTAACAAGTGGTAGTACATTGTTTTTACAATTAACTGGAAGCACAGCAACTTCAGTCACATTTACTAGCTTTTCTGTAACAACAGGTGCGGCTGCTAATATGTCTGCTGGTGATGTAATTTTAGTTAATGCAATAGCATATTAAGGAAACACATGGCTGGCCCTAGTTCAACTGTAGACCAAAATTTACTGCCTGTTCAAGCGTACTTTGACGTTTACGGCAACTTTCAGACTTTTATCGGTCAGGGTCAGCCTTTTTATGCTTCCATCAATCCTAGTCAATCAGGATTAAATATAACCAATAGTACGATTAATAATACGACAATTGGTGCGACCACTCCCTCAACGGGAGTTTTTACTAATGTTCTAACGACAACAGGTCAAGTAAACACAACACCTAGTGGCAATACCGACATAACAAATAAATTTTATGTAGACACAGTCGCACAAGGTCTTGGCCCTAAAGCAGCGTGTAAATGTGCAACTTTAACCAACATTACGCTATCAGGTTTACAAACTATTGATGGCTATACTACGTTGGCTGGCGATAGAGTATTAGTAAAAAATCAAGGTTCTAGTCAATACAATGGTATTTATAACGCTTCTGCAAGTGCTTGGACTCGTGCAACCGATATGGATGTATGGTCAGAAGTGCCAGGCGCATACACAGTTGTTTTAAATGGATCACAAGCTAATACTGCATGGGTATCAACATCTGCCGACACAGGCACGATTAATGTCACACCGATTACTTGGGTATTATTCTCTGGAGTTTCTACTTATACCGCAGGAACAGGCTTAACTTTAGTAGCCAATCAATTTTCTATTACCAATACAACAGTAACGGCTGGTGCTTATGGTTCAGCAAGCCAATCTTTAAGCGCAACTGTTAATGCTCAAGGTCAATTAACCGCTTTATCTGCACAAGCTATTGCTATTGCTGCTAGTCAAATCACCAGCGGAACAATTGCATCTAGCTTAATTAGTGGTTCATACACAGGCATTACAGGGGTTGGAACGCTAACCTCAGGTACTTGGAACGCAACACCTATTGCTAACAGTTATTTGGCTAATTCAGCTATTACGATTAACGGAAACGCAGTTAGTTTAGGCGGTTCTACAACAGTTACAGCCAATACACCTAACTCACTGACATTTAATAGCGGTGGTACAGGCGATGCTTCTGGCACTACATTTAATGGCTCTGCTGCCAAAACTATTTCTTACAATACTATAGGCGCACCTTCAACAGCAGGTACAAATGCCACAGGCACTTGGGGAATTAGCGTTACAGGCAATGCAGGAACAGTCACCAATGGACTTTATTCAACCGGTAGCTATTCAAATCCTACATGGCTAACGTCTATACTAGGTTCTATTGTAAGTGGTGCTGTGGCTTCTGCTACGCTTGCTGCAAGCGCAACTAATGTGGCTGGTGGTTCTGCTGGTGCTTTGCATTATCAGTCAGGGGCTGGCGCAACTACATTCCTATCGTTAGGCACAACCAATTATGTGTTGACGGCTGGTTCTACTGCGCCACAATATGTTGCTCAATCTACATTGTCTGTGGGTTCAGCGACCACAGCGACTACAGCGACTAATTTAGCTGGTGGTGCTGCAAGTCAAATTCCTTACCAAACAGGGTCAGGAAGCACAAGTTTTATCGGTAATGGTACAGCAGGTCAATTCTTACAATCTAATGGCGCAGCAGTTCCTACTTGGGCTACTCCTGTAAGCTATGCAACTGTAACGGATGACACTACAACAGTCGGTACTCGTTATCCATTATTTGCTAACCAAACAAGCGGCAATTTAGCGACTGAATATACTAGTTCTACCAAGCTACAATACAATCCATCAACAGGTGTATTTACATCAACTAGTTTTACAGGTGCAGGTACAGGTTTAACAGGTACTGCATCTAGCTTGTCTATTGGTGGCAATGCTGCTACCGCTACAAGTGCTACAAGCGCAACCACAGCGACAAATATTGCTAGTGGGGCTAACGGGTCAGTTCCATATCAAACAGGCTCAGGGGCTACTACATTCCTTGCTGCAACCACCAATGGTTACATTATGACATTGGCTGGTGGTGTTCCTACTTGGGCTGCTGCACCAGCAACCGGTGTAACAATTACAGACGATACAAGTTCTGCGACTGCTTACTATCCATTGTTTGCTCGTGTCACTACAGGAACGGCAACGACTGAATATACAAGTTCTACTAAGCTAAATTATACGCCATCTACAGGATTATTAGCATCTACTGCGCTTTCTTTAAGCACATCAACATTAACATCGTCTAATACATCTAATTTGGCAATGGGTGGTAATTTAAGTTTTAGCGATACAGGTATTTTTGCTAATTTTGTGACAACACTAAGCGGTTATGCTCAATTTGTATTGCAAAATAAATCTAACAATGCTGCAGCTTCTACAGAATTTATTGCTTATAACGATGCTGGAACGGCTTCTACAAACTTTGCAACCTTTGGTATCAACTCGTCAACATATACAGGCACAGGCTCTATAAATGCGGCTGGGTATAGTTATTTCTTGTCAGGAAGCACAGATATTGTAGTTGGCACTATAGGGGCTAACAGTATTCACTTAACTACTAATTCACAAACTACCGATGCAGTCACAATTAATACAAGTAATTCAGTAGCGTTTAATGGAAGTTATGGCACTAGCGGTCAGATTTTGCAGTCTAATGGCAATGCTGCTGCACCTACATGGACTACATTTACTGGTGGCGCAACAATTACAGACGATACAACGACTAACGCTACTCGCTATCCATTGTTTGCTGCTGCAACTTCTGGCACATTATCTACTGCCTACACAAGTTCTACAGAGTTAAAATGGAATCCATCTACAGGGACATTAGCTGCACCAGAACTTATTGCATCTAATGGTATTATTGAAAATAATGCTACTATTTCAACAAGCTATACAATAACAACAGGTAACAACGCTATGTCAACAGGACCGATAACTGTGTCTAGTGGCGTAACAGTAACTGTTCCAAGCGGTTCTAACTGGGTGATTCTATAATGAGTATGGTTATCAATGGAAGCGGTACAATTACTGGCTTATCTGCTGGTGGATTACCAAGCGCAACAGTAACTCAAGCAACATTAGCTACACCTATAGCTGGAACTGGACCAGCATTTAGTGCTTACCAAAGCATACCTCAAACGCCAGCAACAGGAACATGGACTAAATTAACCTTTACTACAAAAGATTTTGATACAAATTCAAATTTTGCAAGCTCAACATTTACGCCAACAGTCGCTGGCTATTATCAAGTAAATGCACAAGCTCAAGTAGGCGCAACGTCATCAAGCATTTCGGTAAGCATATATAAAAATGGGGCGGCGTATAAAAGTGGAACTTATATTGTTACGTCAGCTTCTTACAACGCATCAATTGCGTCTATTTTAGTTTATTGCAATGGTACAACTGACTATATTGATGCTTATGTGTATATAGGGACTTCTGGCGCATTAAATGCTGCGCAATTTTCAGCATCAATGGTAAGGAGCGCATAATGACTTTATACGAAAAAATTATGGCTCTTTATCCTAGCCTAATAGACATAGACTTCTTAACAACTATTCGCTTACAAAACGATAGTGATGGTCGTGGTGATTACATAGCTTCTTGGGAACATCCTACATTAGCTCGTCCTACAGAGGAGCAATTAAATGCCAATTAAACAAACAATACCTACTAACAGTTCTGATTCCGTTCAATTCGGTAACGCTACAACTCCAGTAGCTGCTTCAGTAACAGGCGCAGAAGATAGCACAGGTAACGGACATTTAGCGTTTAATACGACTGCTAGTGGTACAGTTACAGAACGTATGCGTATTGATTCTAGTGGTAACGTGTTGGTGGGAACTACAACAGCAGCAGGTTCTGGATTAACTGTAGGCACAGGTATTTTATGGTGTGTAGGCTCATATAATAATACTACTGCCAATGCCGCTAATATGAATATTGGCTCTAATGGTGGTATAACTCGCTCAACATCAGCTTTAAAATATAAACAAAACGTTCGTGATTTGCCATCAATTGATATTAGCAAATTTAGACCTGTAGTTTATAACTCTAAATGTGAAAATGATGACCAATCTATAGATTATTTTGGTTTTATTGCTGACGAAGTAGATTCTGCTGGAATTAAAGAACTTGTTATTTATGGTGCTGAAGGTGAAGTAGAAGGTTTTCAATATGAAAGGCTAACGGCTGTATTAGTCAAAGCTATTCAAGAACTAAACGCTAAAGTAACAGCTTTAGAAGCACAATTGGGGGCTAAATAATGAGTATTTCAGTATCAGGCTCACAAATCACGTTTAACGATGCTAGTACACAAAATACAGCAGCTACAGGCTTTGGCTTCAAGAATCGTATTATTAATGGTGCGATGGCTATTGACCAACGTAATGCTGGTGCTAGTCAATCTATTACAAGTGGTTCAGTGGCATATACTGTAGATAGATGGCAATTATATTCAATTGGAAGCACAACTACAGGGCAAAGAATATCTAATGGTTCTGGTGGTTATAGATATCAAATGACTGGCGCAGCAGGGAATACTAATATTGTATTTTTGCAAAGAATTGAATCAAACAACTCTGCTGATTTGGCTAATACGACTGTAACATTATCTGCTGACATTGCTAATAGCACATTAACAACAGTTAGTTGGATTGCATATTATGCAAATAGTACAGACAATTTTGGTACTATTAATGCTTCTCCTAATACAACAACAATTGCTTCTGGAAATTTTACTGTAACTTCAACCGTAACTAGATATAGCACTCAAATATCAATTCCAAGTGCGGCTACAACAGGTTTACAAATCGCTTTATATACCACAAGTCAAACAAGCGGAACATTTACAGTAGGCAATGTTCAGTTAGAAAAAGGCTCTACAGCTACATCATTTGACTATAGACCTTACGGTACAGAGTTAGCTTTGTGTCAGAGGTATTATGAAAAATCATTTGATGATGGAACTGCTCCTGCTAATGGAGCAAACTCAACAAGTTTGGCTACAGGGAATGGAAGTTCTGCAATAGTAGCTGGAAACAATTCATTATTTGGTGGTCCAATTAGATTTGCTGTGCAAAAAAGAACGGCTGCTACAATTACTGCATATGGAA